GACAATTTCAGCAATGAGTCCGCTCCTCTTGAGCTTGGCAGGAGGATTGATCCAGATGGGAACCTTAAACTTGAAACTCATTACATCGCGTTCTTCTTCACCACCTTGTGGAATAGAACGATTAGTGAATGTATAGTCTTCAAGCCATACCTCAAAAATGCTAGTCCAGTCTAATAAATTACTATTTTGTTGAAGCTGAATAGAAGGATTGAAGATAATAGCTATCTGTTCAAATATTTGTAGCTTGGTGGTAATATTTGATGTCCATACATCAAGCTTGAAATAAGCATCGTATGGTACAGGCATATATCTATCAACATCTTGTCTTACACCCGGGCCACTTCCATAAGTTTGAGTTTGAGCATTAAATTCTCTTTCCACCGTAGAAACTTTACCAACATATAGTGTATCTTGTCTCCTCTCCGGTGACAGCTTGATACTATCAATATATGCACTGAACATAGGATTAGGTAGTAAGGTGTTCTCACTAGCGCCCTTAATAAGTTGTGCAACCATCCATGATGGATCACCATATAAAATAGGAACACGCTGAATTGTGTAGAGACCGTTGGCATCTGGACCGTTTCTGATTTTTATATCAGAAAAGATTCGCATAAATTGGACGAGATATCGTCTTATCTGCGCGTCATAGAAAAAATCCATTAGTTGGATCCTTTTTGTTTAGCAAGTTTATTTAATTTCTTTGTTTCGGATATTTTCTTTTTTTGTTCTTCGGACATGGGAATGCCTTTATTATGCGGTACAAAGTTTTCTCTTTTAAGGCCCTTTTTGGATTCGGAAATTTTTCTTCTATGCTCATCAGAATTTATCTGTCCTTCCCTTGTCCTAAGCGTGGTTCTTTTACCCTTCATTTTTTCTGACAAATTTTTATTTCTTTCTTCGGTGTGATGTTTTCCGAGCATCCCAGAAGGCCTGCCTATTTGAATCTCGGAAATTTTTCTTTTAGTTTCGGCCGAGTGGGGTTTTCGTGGAATGCCTTTTTGATTTTCTGAAGATACCTTACTCCAAAGTTTTCTAACCCATGCATATTCTTTATTTGATCTTTTGGTCTTCCCGTTGCCAGCCATGCACATCATTCTCAATGCATATACTAATTTTCCCTCACCACTGTATATTTTTACCAATAATTGGTGGGCCACATAGTGCTCTTCGGGTGTTAAATTTACCAAATTTGACATATCATTAGTTCCGCCGACACATTTAGGAATAATATGATGTGTCTCGGAATAGGAATCTAAAATCCTATTTTTGGCCCGATTTATTAGATTATCATAATGTTTCTGATAATTCATTAGTATCCCCTTTTGGCAGCCCTATCATCCGCTATTTTACTACGTACTTCCTCATCTTGCAACACTTTAGTCTTTCTTTCTGCATAGAGATCTACTTTTTGCTTCACAATTTGGCTTAATGGTTGTTTTTCAGATACTATAGTACCGTCTGATAGTACGGTATCATTAATATTATCTATAAATTCGTCGAGTATTCTATTATAACTTGTCCATACTTTCAAAACATCTACCTCAATAAGTTTATAGCAATTTCCTTGCTTTTGGAATAATCTCTCAGGGTAATAATCAATTCTTAGATAATATTGTCCATCAGTCATGCCTGGTGGAAAACTAATACCAGCACCAACAAGTGGTCCGGCCGGAACTAGATTCTGCATATTATCTGTTGGTAGATTAGGCGGAGCACCATCTCCACTAAAGTAGTTACTACCTATAATAGGGTAACCCTTTTCATCTAGATATATGTATAGGTTTGCACTTTCAAAGAACTTAGGATCAAAGAATGCATTCTTTTCAGCTTCGGCAACAATTTCATTTCCAATGTTTATAATCTTGCAGAATAAGTCTAGTGAACCCTTAATGTCGGGATTGCATCCAAGCCCCGGACTACCATCTGGTGTTGCGGTATCAGTAAATCCTTCTGGCATAATGCCGATACCTTGCCCAACGCCACCAGCAGTTTGACCTGTTTGTGCCTGTTCAATAATTTCCTTGAATTCTGGAGCAGCCGTAATTAGCTTTGCTCTTACTAACCAAATATGTGGAAACCATTTTTGTCCGTATCCAGCCGCAGCATATAATGCATCTTGCACTACATAATAGCGATTGATACCAACGGCATTATCAAAAATTGGTACGTCTCGCATACTAGGAAATTCTAGCACATCACCAGCAATAAGCTTTCGTCCTAAAGAATCGAGCATGTCGTTATAATGAAACTGAATACGGATAACATCAGAACTAAGAAAAATACCAAATTGCGATAAGTCATAATTTACATCTTGCGGTATATGATGCCCGCGTAATTCGATAACATTTGGATCATATTTTCTATTAACGTTTTGAAGGAATAATACATCTTGAATAGTAGTAAGTGATGTATCTGTATTGCCTGCCGCATCTGTGGTAGGACCTATGTACATATGCACAAGAATTCCATCGCCGGAAATCCTGAAATTTTCCCCAACAGTACGGTCAGTGAAATTAAAGTCTGCTCCTTTTACGGGATTCCAGAGTGAAATTCTAGGCATGTCTTGTCCTCATTTCTATTATTTATCACTTGGCTGAGTATTGAAATTTGATAAATATATCAAATAAGGAGATACTATCATGGCTTTATCAATTACAGGTGGTGCAACGCTCAACGGTGTTAAGATGAGTAAGGTTCCGCCGAATTTTAACCCTGTAACTTTTTGGTCAGGACAAACTGGTGGATTTTGGGACTTTACAGATTCTGCAAATTTATTCGCAGATGTAACTCTTACGACGCCAGCAACATTAAACGCCGCAGGCGGTGTATTAGGTGTAGCAGATTTGACAGGAAACGGAACTAAGCTTACACAAGTTTCGGGATATACAAATGCATTTACAATGAGATCGGGTTATTGCGAATCATATGTCGGTGGCCTATCAACTGCATCAGTACCGGCAATGTCATCGTTTACAGCAATTATACTTGTTAGACCTTCCAGTGTTACTTCTACACAGGCGCTAATGGACACGGATTATGGTAATTCCAACCGCATTTCGCAGAACATTATTTTTGATGCGTCTAGTAAAATGCAGACCTACATATTTGGTTATCCAGCACCACCATATACAATGACGACGCCTACATTGGTTGTGAGCACAGATTATTATGCATCTGTGGCAGTAGATAGCAACGATGCAGATTTAAGAGTTGGCGGGACAACCTATAACACCGCTGCTGGCGGCGGCGTAGGTGGTGTAGCAGTACCAATTGCAGTCGGTGCGGCATATGCCGGAACAAATACACGTCCAATGATTAATCCCTTTACTGGTAGAATTTATTGTGCAGCATGGATCAATAAGAAATGCACTCCGACAGAAATTGCTGATATTGGCGCATATATGAATACACTGGCAGGAACATCAGCAACAGTTTGATAAATTTAATATATAGATAAATAGCTACATATCCATAACTAGCAGAATCGTTCTGCTAGACAGGTAGATGCCTGAATAAGGAAGCATATGTCAGTTACAATCAATGCCAAGGGTACGAGCACCTCATCTTTTAAGGTGGGTAAAGATGGTACCATTATTACTCAAGGTGGCGTAATTTCACCGCCAGCAGCAACAAATCTTAAGGTCGACCTTGATGTAAATCAGTATATGGTTGTAGATGCCGGGCTCAGTGGGCCTGCACTTATTACAGCGACTAATAGTCAAGATCTTCATATTAATCCTGCTACAGGCGGTGGCCAGTATCTTATTTTAAATTCAACAAGGTGGCCGACAACTACCGGTGCAAATGGACAAACTCTGGTCACAAATGGTTCGGGCATTTTATCTTGGACAACACTTTCGGGAACCGGCACGGTAACAAGTGTTGGATTAACAAGTACAGGATCTACAATTTCAATTACTGGTGCTACAAGTCCAGTTACTTCTTCTGGAACATATAATGTTGATCTACCAGTAACCGCAGTATCAGCAGGTAGTTACACATACGCATCCTTGACGGTCGACGCATATGGCCGATTGACGGCCGCAAGTAATGGAACTACTCCTGTAACAGCAGCAGCAGGTAATAATACAGAAATTCAATTCAACAATAGTAATGCATTTGCTGCAAGCAGCAATTTAACCTGGGATGGAACTTCTCTAAGTACCGCTGGTAACTTTAAGATGACTGGTACCAGCAAGGTGATACAAGCAGATTGGTCTAATGCTACACAAGATAATAGAGTAAAATTACAAACAAACACAGTCGACGGTGCAACTAATATTGAAGTGGTACCAAATGGAACCAGCACAACTGCAAATGTAATTGTTGAAAATTCTTCTACTATTGGTAATAATGCGTATGGTATTCTTGGAATTAGTAGTTCAAGAGTTATTTTAGGATCTTCAATACGAGGAACAGGAACACCTATTCCGGTATATATTACTACCAATGATGGACATACTCCTATTGGTATTGATATCAATGATAATGTTTCTATTGGCGGTAACTATTCTTCAGCCCTTACAACTAGCGCAACAGATGGATTCTTATGTGTAAATTCAATGCCTGGAACTCCAGTTGGAACACCAGCAGGATTTGTCGGCGGGGTAGGCAAGACTCCAGTAACTGTCGATACATCTAACAATCTATTATATTTCTATAGTGGCGGTGCCTGGCGTATTTCAAATGCAGGTGCTGGAACAGTTACAGCAGTTTCAGTAGTAAGTACAAATGGTTTTGCAGGTTCAAGTAGTGGTGGTACAACTCCTGCCTTAACATTATCCACTTCTGTAACAGGAATGGTAAAAGGAAATGGAACTGCATTATCAGCAGCAAGTTCATCTGATATTACCACAACACTAGGCTATACACCAGTTAACAAGGCAGGCGATACAATGACCGGTGCGTTGGTATTGAATGCAAATCCTGGCACGGCGTTAGGTGCCGCAACGAAACAATATGTTGATACAGAAATTGCAGCAGTAGCATCTGGAATAAATGTCCACGCAGCATGTGAAACTGCAACAACAGCAGCATTGGCAGCATGTACCTATGCTAATGGTACCGGTGGTGTTGGTGCAACCCTTACCTGCGATACTAACAGTGCCCTTGGAACAATAGGCGGTTATGCCGGACTCAATACCACTTCGAGATTGCTTGTAAAGAATCAATCGGCAGCATTACAGAATGGAATTTATACTGTTACATCTTTAGGTGTCGATGGTGTGTTGCCATGGATACTTACTCGTGCCACCGACTTCGACGGTTCGCCGACAAGTGAAGTAGAAGCTGGTGACCTAACATTTGTACAAGAAGGGGACCTACATGGAACACAATGGGTACAGACCAATATCGGTACCGG